TAGAGGGGGGGAGAATATCTCGGTCGCGGGATCTTTGTCCCTAAGCGCTGACTCCGATACAAACCTGTCTTCTACCGAAGGCAATGCCGCTGGAACGAATATTGGCTCAACCACCGCGCAATATGCCATCCTACGGTGTACAGGGGCAAGAACAGCCACCCGGAATATCAACGCACCAGCATGGGCCATTAGCGGCGGTACGCTTACCAACTACAGCAAGATCTACATCGTTGTTAACGAAACAACGGGTAGCCAAAACATTGTTCTTCGTGCAACCGATTCAGCAACGCCAACCTATACGACAGGGGTAACGATTGTTCCTGGTGAAAGAGCGGTGTGCGCTTGGAATGGTTCTGACTTTGTCAAAGTGGGTGGCGCAGCGGGTGGTTCTACCACGCAGATTCAGTTTAATAACGCAGGCGTTTTTGGCGGATCATCCAACTTAACGTGGGACGGCACAAATGTTCAGATTGGTGCAACAGGTGCTTTACGTTTAGCCGACACAGACTCTTCTAATTATGTCGCGTTTAAATCCCCCGGCACGGTTGCCTCTAACGTCACTTGGACACTCCCCTCGGCTGACGGTTCTGCCAATCAAGCAATTGTCACAAATGGTTCAGGCACCCTGTCCTTTGCAACGATTTCCACGGCTGCTGCCACGCCCACCACACTGGGGACGGTGTATGGCAAGACAGACTCGGGAAGCCCCTACAGTTCTTTCTTGGGCTATCAGGCCGGTAATTCCACCACCGCCTCTGGCAACACCGCTGTTGGTTATCAAGCGGGGTATAGTAATACGAGTGGGGTGGGTCATACATACATGGGTTACCTAGCAGGTTACAGCGGGACAATCGCTAACCTTCCTAACGTAGCAATTGGCTACGCCGCCATGTATACAAATACGACGGGCGCAGCAAACGTCGCAGTTGGCCGTGATGCGCTTTATACAACTACCGGTTCTTACAACACTGCTGTGGGGTATCAGGCAGCTTATACGCAGACGACTGGCACATATTCTGTTGCTCTTGGTTATCAGGCTTTGTATTCAAATAATACAGGCGGCTACAACGTCGCAGTTGGCCGTGGTGCGCTTTATACAACTACCGGTTCAGAAAACACCGCAGTTGGACAATTTGCGTTAAATATGTTAACTACGGGAATTAACAACACCGCAATTGGAACAGGTGCTGGCTCATTAATCAACACCGGCTCCAAGAACACTATCCTCGGCGCTTACTCCGGTAACCAAGACGGTCTGGACATCCGCACTGCCAGCAACTACGCCGTGATCTCTGACGGTGATGGTAATCGTTTGCTATCAACCGCCAACGGCTACTCGCTTGCATTAGATGGTGGCGCAGTTCCTCAGTCAGGAACCGGCATCACCTTCCCCGCCACGCAATCTGCATCCTCAGACGCTAATACGCTGGATGATTATGAGGAAGGGACTTGGACACCTACATTAACGTCGGCTGGCGGTGCTTTTTCGGGTTTAGGTTATGCGGGGCAAACGGGTAAATATACAAAAGTAGGTAACTTGGTGTGGGTTTATGGAACGCTCTATACAACATCAAGTTTTACTGGTGGGTCTGGGTTAGTATCTTTTGCAGGACTTCCTTTTACTGTAGGGACTTCCGGAATAGGTGTTTTATATGTACTAGACGCTGCTGGCACATATGTACAACCATCTGCCTTACCAACTAAAGTAGTTGGGAGTGGTACAACCGCTGGTATTTATAAAGATGGTTCAACAGCAAACCCAAGTTTTACAACCACAAATTTAGTAAATCAGAACAGCAACGGAAACTATTTTCAGTTTTCATTGAGCTACACAGTTTAAGTGGATTCTTAAACCGGAAAGGAACTTAAATGATTACCAAAGAAACCGTAGTAGACCAAATCACTGTCGTTGAGAACGGCACAGTGCTTTACCGTGAAGCCACCCGCATCATGGAAGATGGTAAGGAACTCACAAAAACCTATCACCGCACATCGTTAACACCAGGACAAGACCTCACAGGCCAGCCAGAGAAGGTGGTAGCGATTGCTCAAGCAGCGTGGACACCAGAGGTTGTAGCAGCTTATGAAGCGGCGCAGTTGGCAGCGCAGCAGGCTATGCAGCCCCAAGCAATACCCGCTGAACAGCCGACCACTTAAAGGAAAACCATGAACGACCAAGACGTAACCGTAAAACTTTCCCTGATGAATAACATCATCGGGTATCTAGGCACACGGCCTTATGGTGAAGTGTTTCAGATCGTACAAGCCATTCAAGAGCAAGTAGCGCCACAACTTCAAGTAGCCCCTGAAGTAAAAGCGGAAGAGTAGATGGACGACAAAACCCACGAGCTAGCCGTACTCAAAGCGCAGGCTAAGATTCGGCTTGAAGAGCTTAAAGCACAAGATTCGGCCAAAGAAGTAGCAGGTAAAGCCATTGGCGAAGATGGGCTGCTTTATATCTTCCTGATCGTGCTCGTGGGTGTCGGTGCATCGTTATTCCTTGAAGGCGAAAAAATTGCTGCTGTTATGGGTCTTCTTGGTGCTTCACTTACTGCACTTATTCAAATGCTGAATGGGATTGCAGGTACTGCGCCTAAGCAAGAGAAGCCTGAGTTTGAAGTCATCAAGGATCTCATCACTCGGTTGGACAAGCTTGACCGTGCCGAGCCACCCATGCAAGTGGATGTTGAAGGCTCCAAAGTCACAGTCAAGAAGGGTGCCGACATCGTAACGGCTAAGGGGTAATTATGTTTGAGCTTCTTGGTGGTGGTTTGCTCGGCTCCATCTTCGGTGGCATCTTTCGGCTTGCTCCTGAAGTTCTTAAGTTCTTGGACAAGAAGAACGAACGCCAGCATGAACTCAGCATGTTCCAGCTACAGACCGATCTGGAGAAGATGCGCGGTGAATTTAAGATGGAGGAGAAGTATGTTGACTACTCTATCCAACAGATGGATACGATCAAAGAGGCATTTAAAGAGCAGGCTCAGACTGCAAAGGAGGCAGGTTGGCTGGCTTCTTTTATCACTGCTATCACCCGTCCTGGCCTCACTTGGATTGCTTTTGGGGTTTATGTTGCTGTTAAAGCTGCTGGCCTAACCATAGCTTTTCAGACCAATGCAAACTGGGCTGAGGTCTTAACCAAGAGTTACGACGAAGATGACTTCGCCATGCTGAACATGATGCTTACGTTCTGGTTTGTAGGACGGTCTATTGAGAAGTACAACAAAGGTGGGTAGTCGTGGAAGCCTTGATCGATTCCCTCGCAAGGGTTTGGTTCTTAGGGGTTGCGCTTGTTGGTGTGGCTGTTTACGCCGTAACCATTAAGACTCGGCTTGATTACCTGGAGAAGGACCACGATAGGCAGATCCATGCTCTTTGGGAACACGTCAACCGATTGATCAAAGAGAAGTCCAGTGAATGAAGCCAAAAAGCTTTGCAAGGATGTATTGATTAAGCCCTTTGAAGGCTTGGCAAAGCGTTTGCCTGACGGACGTGTAACGGCTTATCCCGACCCCGGAACCCGTGGGCATCCTTGGACAATCGGCTGGGGTGCAACCGGCCCTGAGATTAATCCCGGCACGATCTGGACGATTGAGCAGTGTGAAGATGCGCTGGATCATCACGTTGAATACTTTGTCAGGGGGCTTTTTAAGATGTCCCCCAAACTTCAGACTGCATTACCAAGACGCATTGCCGCCGTGACAAGCTGGGCTTACAATTGTGGCTTAGGGAACTATCGGGTTTCCACGTTCAAGAAACGTATTGATGCGGGGGATTGGGATGGTGCAGCAGACCAATGTATGCTCTGGAATAAAGCTGCCGGTCGAGTCCTTCCCGGCCTTACCCGTCGCCGTGCGGCAGAAGCTGCATTGATGAGGTGAAACATGGCGGTGCAGAAGAAGGCCATTGGCGAAGCAATCAAACAATCGTATGCCAAAGGCGGCATGGCTGCGTGTCCCGTTGCAACCGTTGACATCCACGTTAATCTGAAAAACCGTAACAACGCCATCAAAGAGTATGGTTATGGGCCCTTGAACCCTGAAGAACCGTCCAAGGACTTTTGGGATAAGAAGGCTAAGATGTGGGGCATTTCGATTGAAGATGCCCAAACAGCGCGGTGCGGTAATTGCGCTGCGTTTATCCAGACCCCAGCGATGCTGGCCTGCATTGAAAAAGGCATTCACGCCGAAGACGCCCGGGAAACGGGCATGGAGCTTGAGAAAGATGTCGTTAAACGATCTAACTTGGGCTATTGTGAACTCTTTCATTTCAAATGCGCCGGAGCGAGAACCTGCGACGCATGGCTGGTCGGGGGTCCAATTAAGTAATGCCATTGCTACGATTATTCCTCAAGCCAGGAATTGACAAACAAAACACGGAATACGGTGCTGAGGGCGGATGGATCGATGGCGATTACATCCGTTTCCGCTATGGTTTGCCCGAGAAGCTGGGCGGTTGGGCGTGGTTCAATGAACTTCCTGACTACCTCATTGGCCTTCCCAGTGATGTTTTGACCTGGAACGATTTAGCTGGTCTTCCACGTTTAATTGTAGGAACCAACCGCAAGCTTTATACCTTCTACGGCGGCAATTGGTATGACATTACACCCCTGCGTGTCACTACCGCAGCCGGTGATGTGACCTTTGCTGCGACCAACGGCAGCAATACTGTGACCGTTACGGATACCGCGCATGGTGCCATTATCGGTGACTTTGTCACGTTTAGCGGCGCAGTCAGTCTGGGTGGCAACGTCACCGCAGCTTATTTGAACGCGCAGTTTGAAATTCTTTCCGTGCCTGATCCCAACACCTACACCATCCAGGTCGGTGTCACCGCTAACAGCAGCGACTCAGGCAATGGTGGTGGTGCCGTGGTCGGTGCTTATCAAATCAATGTCGGTTCAACCGCTTCCTATCAAGACCTTGGCTGGGGCACGGGAACCTGGGACCTTTCAACTTATGGCACGCCACGTCCAGCGTCAGCATCGCTTGCCCTAACCTCCCGCGTATGGCAGTTCGATAATTTCGGTGAAGACGTTATCTGCCAGCTTGTTCAGGGAGGCATCTACCTTTACGACGCGAGCACCTTGAGTTCGCGTGCCACGGTGATCAGTGGCGCACCGACCAAGAGCACGTTTGCGCTGGTGTCTACGCCTGATCGGCACTTGGTTTGTTTTGGCACGGAGACCACGATCGGGACGCCAAGCAGTACCGATCCCATGTTTGTGCGATTTTCCAACCAAGAGGACATCAATAGCTTTGTTGAATCCGCTACGAATACAGCAGGCGGTCAGCGCCTGACAGACGGTACGTTCATCATCAGTGCGATCCGTTCACGAGGCCAAATCCTAATCTTCACCAACGGTGCTTTGCACGGCATGCAATACGTTGGACCTCCGTATACCTTTAGTTTCCAACAACTGGGTGCTAACTGCGATTGTGCAGGGCCTCACGCTGCGGTGGATGTCAACGGTGTGGCTTATTGGATGGGCATCAATGCCTTTTATGCTTTTGACGGTACGGTCAAAAAGCTTGCCTGCACGGTTCAGGATTACGTGTTCAAGGACATTGCTTTTCGCGAAGCCAATAAGTTCCACGCCGGGGTGAACTCACAGTTCAACGAAGTCACATGGTGGTATTGCTCAGAAGATGCTGTTTTCCCTGATCGCTTTGTAACCTACAACTACCTTGAAAACGTCTGGTCCGTGGGCAGTATGCCTCGTACCGCGTGGAATGACATCGGTACGTACAACTTCCCTGTTGCTTCGGAATACCTACCTGACAGCACGCAGACGCCTGTTGATGGAACAATCTACGGATTGACCGCAGGGCGAGGCGTGATTTACCTGCAAGAGGTTGGGGTTGACGGCGTCGACGCTGATGCACAAACGGTCATTCAAACGCCTATTTCGTCCTATATCAAGTCAGGTTACTTTGACATTGGCGATGGCGATCAAGTGATGTACATGAAGCGGTTCATTCCTGACTTTAAGAATCAGGTCGGGGATCTGACAGTGCATTTGCTTTTGCGTTACTACCCCCAAGAGACCGCTAACCCCAGTTCCTTGGACCCGTATGTTATTGAGCCAACCACCAATAAGGTAGACACCCGCGCGCGAGGTAGGCAAATCAGCCTGCGTATTGAAAGTGATGAGCTCGATAGCAACTGGCGCTACGGCACGATGCGTGTTGACATCGTGCCTGATGGGTTGCGATGAGTAAGATATTTAACGTCAGGCTCCCGAATGCTTCGCAGCAGTACAGTGCGGAGCAGTTCAACCAGCTTGTGCGCTCGCTTGAGCAGATTATTTTGCTGCTCAACAGCACCTACGGATCCGTCTCTGATCAAAACATCTCAGGCGCGCAGTCTTGGTTTAACGGAAGCCCTGGGCGTGCAGGGCAGTCAGGTTCACAAGGGGTATTGCTGCCCTACGGAGCATTCCAAGACGGCACGGACCAAGTAGCAGGATCCACGACTTCTGCTTATGCCGTCAGGCTCGATACGACGGACTACACCAACGGTGTTTACATTGGCTCACGCACGGCAGTCTTCACGGGTACGATTGATGACGGGACACCCCCTGGCGCGGGGACCGTGCTTAACGTAACAGCAGTCACTTCAGGAACCATTGAACTTGGCATGCAGTTAACAGGCACGGGCGTGACCGCTGGAACACGGATCACGGCCTACGGTACAGGAAGCGGCGGCACGGGCACTTACACGGTAAACACATCGCAAGAAGTGACAAGCACCACAATCACAGGTGATCTTCCCTCAAAGATTACGGTGGACTATGCAGGTCTTTATAACCTGCAATTCAGCTTTCAGTTTGTCAACACCGATACGCAGATCCACGATACGGATGTATGGTTTAGGAAGAACGGCACCAACATCGCTAACAGCAATAGCCGCTTTTCTGTTCCTAACAGTCACGGTGGCATAGATGGCCATTTGATTGCCGCGCTTAACTTCTTCTTGGACATGGATCCAGGAGACTTTGTTGAAATTATGTGGCATACGGATGATGTTCAGGTATTGATTGAGCAACTGCCCACCGCAGCCTCTCCGACGCGTCCTGCAACGCCCTCTGCCATCGTCACGATGTCATATGTATCTTCTTTGGTGTAGCCATGGCCAATAAATATCTTCGCAAGAACGTCATCCCGTCCGCAGCCACAGAGACTGAGTTTTACGTGGTGCCAACGGCCAACACGGCCATCTTGCGCTCGTTACGGGTGACCAATGCTAACGCTACACGCACCACAATTACGGTTTCTCAGTACGACGCAGGCAGTGCAACCGAGCATTTTTTGTTGAAGTCTTATCCCCTGCCGCCTAATACGACCTTTGATGTGTTCAATGGTGTGCCCTGCGTGTTACTGGAAGGCGATGAGCTTGCTGTTGAATCGTTACTTTCAGACTGCCACTTCTATCTTTCCTATGTAGAAGTAGACAGGAACTAGCGTGATCCGTCATAATTCCAGCCATCTTTCGCGTCCTTTCCAGGCGCGCGGTCCATGGACCATGGCTCAATCGGAAAGGTACTAACATGGACGAAATGCAAGGCGTAATGGCGCTCCCCGAAGCTCAAGGTGCAGGGATGCGGCCCGAGGACATGGCGTTGATCGAGCAGATCCGCCAAAACGTGCCTCGTCAAGAGATTACTCAAGAGTTCCTAGCAGCAGGCGAGCAAGCCGATCCCCAGGCCGTGGCCGAGTTCAAACAAGAACTCGCAGGTCTTGAGCTCACGCCCGATGAGTTGAACAAGCTCAATACAATGGTGGACGCCATCCTTGCTGCACCGCAGGATTACGCCAGCTTACGGCGCGCTTATCTTGCCGAGGGCATGCCCGAGGATCTGCTGCCTGAGCAGTTTGACCCGGCATTTTTTGCCGCTTTGAACATGGCGATTGACACGATTGCCATGAATCCCGGCTCACCGCCCCCGATGGCCATGGCCATGGGCGGGGTGGCAGATCTTGCCGCTTACGGTCGCAATGGCGACACGATGCTTGCGCACATCACACCGCAAGAAGCTGCAATGCTTAAGCGCATGGGCGGCTCGGGCACGATTAACCCTTACACGGGATTGCCTGAGTACGCCAGTATCTTTAAAAAGATCGGCAACGCAGTCAAGAAGTTTGCCAAGAGCACGGTAGGCAAAGTCATCATCGGTGCGGCGCTAGGCTTTTTTGTTGGCCCTGCCGCAGCGTCGTTTTTAGGGGTGACCTCTACCGCAGGCATGGCAGCAGTTAGTGGCTTTGTTGGCGGTGCGGGATCCACGCTTGCCGCAGGTGGCAAACTCAAAGATGCTTTGAAAGCAGGAGCGATGTCTGCTTTGCTTGGTGGTGCAACAGCCGCCATCAGTGGAGGAGCCTCAGCGTTTGAACCGCGTGTGCTGGGAGGACAGAACCCCAACGTCTTTGGTTTCGGTCAACCTGAATTAGCCTCCCCTTTCCCTGAAATTGGGACACGGTCTGATTTAATCGGAAATCCTGCGGTAACTGGAAACGCCCTGACAGCCAACCCCTCTTTAGCGCAGCCTGCTGGTTTTGATTACGCTTCAGGAGCCCCATTAGTTCAAGAATCAGTCTCTAGTGGCATTCCAGAAGTAAGGCCTTTTGGATCACAGATCAGTCAGCAGCCCATTCCTAGGTCTAGCGTAAGTCCTTTACCTGGGGATCTCACCCCAGCAGATAGGGCCATACCTGCGCAGCCTATGGTTCCGCCTGCTCCAATTGAACGTGCCCCCAGTTTGTATCAAACGGCAATTGACGTTCCGCCGGGACAAAGCTTTCCTCAAAGCTCTGAAGCTGCTATACGAGGGGCCCCTAGCGGTGGGGGTGGGGGTGGCGGAGGCGTCATGGACCTTATCCGACAAGGTGAATATGGTAAGGCTGCCGGTGCTGCTTATGATCAGATCATGCCTAAAGCACTTGGTGGAGGACGGGGCGTTGTTACGCCAGAAATGATTCAAACGGCAATGCCTGATGCAGAGAAACTCATTACTGCCCTACGACCTGATTTATCCTATGGTTCTCCAGAATTTAGCCGTCTTGCATCCGCGCAAGCACTAAAGATGGCCACTCCCAGCATGCTGTCTACCTACGGTCCACTTGCCGCTCTCGGCATTGGCGCACTAGGTCTGTCGGGCGGCTTTAAGACCAAGGAAGCTGAAAAGCCTGACCTGTTCAAGGGCCCCACAGGCTTCCAGCTCGCTAGGATGTACCCAAGCATGTACGGCTTGCAGTATGGTGGCGTGCGTCCCACGGCTTATGGCAGCACCTACCTGACTCCTCCCGGCTACGCTGAAGGCGGTGGTGTGATGGACACGCCCCAAGCGATGCGTGTGGGCGGCAAGACCTATCCTCGCAAGATCGGCGCGATCAACGGTCCAGGGACCGGGACGTCGGACTCTATTCCCGCGATGCTCTCAGACGGCGAGTTTGTGTTCACGGCCAAAGCAGTACGTGCCATGGGCCAAGGCTCACGGCGCAAGGGTGCTAAAAAGATGTATAAGCTAATGAAGATGCTGGAAGGAAAAGCAGCATGAGTACGACCTACGCCACCCAGGTATCCCGCGAAGCCCCAGAAATTGAAGCCCTCAAAGTAGGGCTGATGGATGAGGCACGCAGGCTTTACAGCCAGCCGATCAATTTGCCTGCGGTTGAAGCAACGGGCCTGTCTCTCGGCCAAATCCAGGCTGCGGATCTTGCTCGCCAGGGCATTGGTTCGTACGAGCCTTATCTGCAAGCCGGATCCCAGGCCATTACCCAAGGCATGGGGCTCACGCAACAAGGTGCCCAGCAACTGGGTAACCTGGACGTCTCAAAGCAATTTGGCGCAGCGCAGGGTGCCCTCCAAGGTGCGTTAGGCGCAACCAGCCGACTAGGTGGTCTTGGCGATGTGGCAGCAGGTTACTCTGCCGCCGACACGCGTCGTGCAACGCAGCAATTAGAAGCTGCCATGCGTGGCGCGGGAGGCATTGAGGCTGCTGGTTCAGCCGCGCTTCAAGCAGGCATCGGCGCATTGGGTGCGCAGGGCTATAAGGATTACTACAACCCGTTTGAAAAAGACGTTATCGCTGCCACGCAGGATGACCTAGAACGCCAAGGTCGGATGGCTCGCACCGCACTTGCTGGTCAAGCCGCACGGTCAGGTGCTTTTGGCGGTACGCGTGAAGGTGTGCAACGCGCTATCTTAGAAGGCGAGCTGGCAAGAAACGAAGCCAGTGTGTTGGCAAACTTGCGATCACAGGGTTTCAATACTGCACAACAAGCTGCACTAAATCGTGCAGGACTTTTTGGTCAGTTAGGCACGCAGGCAGCAGGGCTGCGCGCCCAACAAGCAGGCCTCCAGGGCCAGTTGGCAGGGCAGTCCGCAGCGCAAGCTTTCCAGGCAGCACAGCTTGGTCAGGCAGGGACCGCGCTTCAGGGACAACTGGCAGGGCAAGAAGCTGGCCTGTACGGCCAGCTTGGCCAAGGCATCGGCGGTCTTGCTGGACAGCAGGCCGGACTTGAGATGCAGCGTGCAGGGATGCTTGGCAGTCTTGGCGGACAGATGGGTCAGCTCGGTGTGCAGCAGGGCGCATTGGGCCAGACGATGCAGGGCCTTGGAGCGGCAGACGTGCAGCTCATGGCAGGCATCGGTGGTCTTGAGCAGCAAAACGCCCAGGCGCAACTCGATGCGATTCGCGCTACGCAAACGCAAGAAGCGATGATGCCCTTCCAGCAGTTGGGCTTTGTATCGGACATCTACCGAGGCGCACCGACCACGCAGATGGCGTTGACCTCGCAGACTGCACCCAGCGCTAGCCCCTTGCAGAC